TTACATCTATGATGGCAGGGTAAGTGTCACTTAGGTCTGCTGATTGGAGGACAGGTTTGACTGATATTTCACTCATTTCCCAAATACCAACACCATCAGTATGAAAGTCGAAAGCAGTTTGGTCTGCAACCCAATAAAATGTATAAGTTCCTGCTCCACTTGGAGTAGTGCTACCTGAACCCGATAATTCTCTTAATCTTCCACTTGTATAAGAAGTAAGAGTAAGAACACATTTATATAATTGACCACTTACAAGCTCGTCTGTACCTGCAACATAAAAATGACAATCATTACTACTGGTTGCAGTTGATATTAATTTTCCATCACTAATAGATAATGTGCCATTCCCACCTGCACTTACTTGCCAATAAGTTCCTGTTCCCCCATCACTTACATCTTCTTTATCAAAAGATGGGTCAGTACAAACTTCTACACTCAACTCTTCTCCTGTACTCTCAAATGCACCCATGTCATAACCTGCAACCATTTGCTGTTGAATGTCATCTAATGCACCATTTGTGATTGTACCATCGTTTGAGTTAGTAGATTGGTCTTTTATGGTAGGGTAAGCATCACCTGTTCCCGATCCCATTCTCCAATAACCAACTAAATTTGAATCACTTGAATAGTCTGCTGTAATGCCTTTAGCATACTGAGCATAAATGAAATCAGCATCTTTAACATCTGAATAGATCGCAACTTGAGAGACTTGTCCATCTAATTCAGAATCTGGAGTACCTGCACTATCAGCACCAATCGAAAAACCTTCATCAGTATCTATCGATGTTGAGGTTGATGATGATTGTGAATTATCTAATAATCCATTAATATATATTTTTTCAGTAGATCCATCATAAGTCAATGTTATATGATACCAAGTATTTTGAGATAATGTTGAACTTGAATTAGGTGTACTAATAGTCGAACCAACACCTCTAAAGAATCTTATTTTAAATGAAGGATCAGAGCCAATTCCTATAAAATCCATTCTAACACCTTTATTCTCACCATAATTAAATCCCCATCCGAGTATAGCATCATCAATGGAAGATGTACCCTCATATAATGCCCAAGCTGATGCAGTAAAAGAATCTGTTAATTGTAAACTTGAATCTGTTCCACAATTTATATAATCATTACTACCATCAAAATCCACTACAGAAAAGCGATTATCACGCATTGGGGTAAACCTTGATTTTGCAAACTGCTTTATGGTTTGAGCATCGAGTGCTGTTTTGTAAATAGATGTATTTGCTATTTTACCTGCAAATTCTTGATCTGGAACTTGGTCTGCACCAATTCTAAGCCAATCCATATCAGATAAATCTAAGGCTGATGCAGTACCACCACTTAAAGCTAAACTTTCACCATCAAGATAAATAGCAGAGTTAGCTGTTGTTGTATTACCACCTTTGTATGTGATAGCTAAGTGTTGCCATTTGTTTGCCTCAATAACATTTCCATTATGATACACATCTGTACTCCAAAATGCAAAATATGGTTTTTGACTTGATAAATATAAAGCAACTCTTTTTCCTGCAATAGAACTTGATGTATCACTACCGAACCCTGTTATTACTTTATTTGTATCTACTGTTGATGGATTTATCCATGCAGTAATTGTTAGAGGATCATCCCCACTAAAACCCAATCCACTACCATCACCACAATTCACATAATCATTTGTACCATCAAAATCAGTATAGTAGTCTGACCTGGTGATTGATGGATTCTTTTCTGGCTCTCCTTTATCCCCTGCTCTGAGCCAGAGTTTTAAATTGCTTGTTCGGTCTGTAGCATAAGCTGATGCTAGTGAAAGATTTAAAGGCTTTGAGGCGAGTTTAGAAATATCTGAGGCAGAAAGAATGGTGTCAAAAATAGCGACTTCATCAATTTTACCATTAAAATACCTACTCACTGTACTACTATAATATCCTGCACCTATATAAATATTATTTGCATCTGTAGCGGCATCTACTGCTGTATCTGTAGTTGCCTCACTACCATTTATGTATAATTTGACTCCACCACTTCCACCATCTCTATCCACAGTATATGCGAAATGATTCCAAGCACTAGCAGATAAACCAGAGCCTACAGTATTTGCTGACACTTTTGGTAAGTGACTATCTATAGATGCACCTTCAGCATCAAGATAGTCATCATAAAATTGTATAATTAAACCTTCTGTATAATCATTTCCTGTGTCGTGCATCCCTATTATACCCTGAAAATCTTCACCATTATCTACATGATAAAACCATCCAGAGATACTAAAATCATTCAAACTTAACCCTGTATTTGATATTTTTAAATAATCATTAGAACCATCGAACTCAAAGGAATATTGATTGGGAAAGCCGAGAACCTTGCCTCGGCTTAATAAGTTACCTAGTCCTAGCATTTAACCAACGTAGGCTACGACTTTACCAGATGCTAGTGTAAAGCCTGTCCATCTACCATATATGATTGAACCTTGTGGAAATGTTACAGAGTCACTAGCCGCTCCTGCATCAGCATCTATAAGTGTACCTGTACCTGCATCATCTGGATAGAGTTGTTCTGTCTCTGCGATCAAACCTCCAGAGGCTGATGCGAAAACGCTATCTTCTATGAATTGAATGGCTACAAATACACCAGAACCTGCTCCACAAGTCACTGCTGTTGTGCCTGTTATTAAAATTGAACCTGCCTGTCCTAAAGAGAGGTTATTAGCCTCGTTGACAGCATATTGTCTTAAACTCATCTTGTTTCTCCTGTTCGTATGCCTTACCGAGCGTGATAACTCTCATGGGCATATCGGTTAATTATTTTTTCTTTTTAGCTTTTGGTTTCTTTTCGATCTTGTTTCCATCCTTATCGCACTCTTCAAATCTATCTTTTAAAGACTTCTCATCGTGGTTAAGTGGATCATATTCGATAATACTTCCATTTGCTTTTTTATAATATGACATAAATTTTTCCTTAGTTAATGAAGGGGTGGACTAGCCACCCCAACATTATGATAATAAACGATTAAGAAACGTCTGAGAGGATATAAACCCCGAAAGCATCCTTAATTTCTACCTGTCCCCAGAATCCTGTAGCGACATATTCAGTTGATCTGAATGATGCGTTACGTTCTGATTCAATGCGGAAAAGTCCATTAGCACCGACACCAAGACCGATTGCTCCCTTAGAGAAAGCGAATCCTGCGGCATCACCACCAGAACTGACATTTTCATCAATCTGGTCTGACCAATACACATTAAAACCTGCGATTGATCCAACCCAACCATTAGCCATAGCCTCTTCACCTTTTGCACCCATTAGACCGAGTGGTCTAGCTGTTGCAGTATCGGTTGTAGAAGAACCTGCTGTATCTAAAGCTGTGTTGTGTAACAAACCTATAACTCCCTTTGATCCCCACACCTGTTTAGGTGAAAGTACCAACTCATAGGGAAATGGTGCTGATGCGGCTCTAAGTTGTCTCATTGCACCAAAGATGTGAGATAATGCAAGTGAACTACCTGCTCCACACTCAGTCTGAGAAAACGTTTTGCCCAATTCAACCAGGTCATCATCTAACTTAGCGGCAACTGCATTACCGAGAATTTTGCCGACATTACCTGTCAAATCCTCTGCGTTACCCATAACTGCCAGATCGGTTACGTCTGCTCTGATAACATGCTCAGAGATAGTCGCACTTCTAGCGGCTGTAGTAATAGATGTTACTGTTGATTGATCCGCACCATCTGAGACTGCATCTACTGAACTTGATGCGATCTTAGTATAGTCTGGAAATTGAACTGTTATTGCACCCTTCACAGTTTGCTTTGCTGTGACTAAAGGGTACATTACGTTTGCATGATTGATGGCTATAACGGCATCACCGATGATTTTTCCTAAACCACCGAGTGCTACGCCTGTATCTGTTTCAGCCATTATTTATGACTCCTTATTTTTCCAAGCCTTATTTAAAGTACCTTCACCAAAACCACCAAAATACTTTTTAGTAGTGTGGGATTTACCTTTACCAAGATTAGTTGCTCGTTCTTCATAAATATCAATCACATCATCATAGCCAATAGACCTACCTTTATAGGTACACTCAGCATCCGCACCACCATCTACCACTTTCGTAGTAATGTCATTGTTCGGATCGAGATACTCTTTTAGTCTGTCACTCGCCACTATATGCTACCTTAATATTCCCTGAAGTCTGGGGGTTGTTGGCTTTCTCATATCCTTTCGGATCAGTAGATGCCCACTCCTCCATCGAACTATAGCCCATCTTAGTACCAGGAATAGAATTATCTACCTGTTTAGGCTTGGGATTAGTAATAACTTTATCAACATGAACCTCTAACTTTTCTGTCGAGAGTTCATCGTAAATTGCACGATCATCTTCTGGCAACTTGGATAATAACGAATCCCTCCGATTTGCTTGATATTCATCATGTGCAGTTGCCTTTTTTTTGTATCCCTCAAGTTCCTGGGTCACATCTGACATAATCTTGTCATGTCTTTTCTTCATGTCTGATACGATCTTGTCATACTCCCCTTTATCTTCCATCTGCTTGAGTTTGATAGCCTCATTCCTTTCGTTATTTTCCTTTTTAAGAAATTCATTTTCAGTAGTGAGTTTACCATTTGTAGTCTTGAGTTCATTATTTTCGGTAACTTTTTCCTTAAATCGTGCATAAGGAACTGAGTTGACGACCTGCTTTTCTTCACTTGCAGGAGTAGTGGTGTCCTCTTTAACGTCTTGGACTTGGACTGTTTCGTTTTCCATTTTAACCTCTTGATTGAGTTAGTAAAATCATTTGCCTATCTTAAAGTTGATTGGCTTTGCAGTTTCTTTGTCTGCATTTCTCTTAATTCTTTTGTTTGTTTGTACCTCGATCAGCCTTAATGAACCTTTAGATAATGGTCTGGCAGTTGTAGTGACTGCTCTACCCATCTCTTCATTGTGCTGTACCTTCTGAGCATCTACACCACTCCATCCTATGATCACACTATCCTTGCTATATCCTCTGGTCTGTAGGTTTCTCATCATATCCCCTGTTAATGTGAGATTGACCTTACTACCACTACCACTACCCCTTCTGATCTTTGGCTTACGTTCTGCATATCCCCTACTATATGCTTTAAATTTTCTATTATGCACATCCTTACTATTGACCTGTGTCTGCACTCTGATCTCATCACATATCTCATCCCCTAGATGTTTCCAGAACATAGAATCAAACTCTGGTATCTTTGCTAGATTACCCAACCGCCTCACCTCTTGCTGTTACAGGTCTGAAATTCTTTTTACTTCCTATAAAATCTTTTGCTTTGGATGGGTTGATAAGTTTAGATGAGTTGGAAGTTTCTCTTGCCCATCTATGCCTACAATTAAACCCACCACCATCACTAAATGCTCCTGGATAAGCTAAGTCTATCTGATCTCTTGTTAATGCTCCTGCACTTGCCATATCTAAACACACATCTCTGGTCTTATCATCTATCACACCTAGATAAACATACTTAGCGTTCTTAGGATCGAACTCTGCCATCTGAACTGTTACATTTCTCTCAAATGTATTGAGTGCTGTATTGGCTAGGGTTTGTGCTTGATCCTTCCTTAGAACACCACCTGCACCCTTTAAAATGCCTTCAGCAATTTGTTTCTCAGTAGCATTAGCTAATATTCCCCTAGCTACCTCTTTCTTAATGGTTTCCCCCATGACTCCTGCTTGTTTCATAAAGGCAGTTCTATCTATTTGCACTAAGGCATTTAGAGCCTCACCTGTTACTGCACCTGTCATTTCCATCCCTTTAAGAACCGATTGATACTCTAACATCAGCATATCTATATCTGCCTGTAGATTGAGTTTATTTAGAATAATATCTTCCATGTCTAATGACTGCAATACTAAGAGTATCTCATCCTTACTTAATCCCTGCCCTTTAAGATCAAAGACCTGTGCAACGAGTTCCCTCTGGACTCTTTCGATTGCTTTGGCAAATTGGTCTGGTGCGTTAGGCATTCTGTAGTGCCGCTAATAATGGGTTAGATGGTTGCTCTGGTTGCTCTTCTTCTTGAAGTTCACCCATCTTCTCTTCTAGTTCATCTTCTAAGATGTCTGGATTGAAGTATCT